TTCTACGTTGATTAAAATATAAACCAAATAAATCTCTACCAAGGAAAAACCTTAAATTTTCTTCCATTGGCTGTAGATATGGTTTAATTTTTTCATTCAATTCTCCGGGTAGTGAGCCTATGTCTCTGCCAGTGCATACTAAAGGTCTAGTTACAATAATAGTATCTATTTCATCTTTTAGTAATTTTTGTGCAGCTAGTCCAGCGGCAATAAAAGATTTACCACTGCCAGACGGTCCAGTACAAAAAATAATATCGTTTTCTATAATAGAGCGTATATAATTTTTTTGATTTTCTGTCTTAGCTTCTAGCGAATTTGTGGAACTGGTTTTTTTCTTATTTGCTTTTTTATCTTTTCGGTTGTTATTATGTGCCTGTGCTTCCAAAGCCATTACTCCCTCGTTGCGAGGAACCTAACGTTGCATTGACTGATAATGATACGCGAGGAACCTCTTGGAATATAATCTGAGCGATTCTATCCCCAGTATGAATCTCTACGATATCATCTGAAGTATTGTATAGACATACTAGTATTTCTCCCCTATAACCACTATCTACCACTCCAGCCAAAACATCTATACCATGTTTAACAGATAGGCCAGATCTAGGCCAAATTAAACCGGCAAAATTGCTTGGCATCGCTATTGCTATTGATGTATTGATTGTAGCTCTTGATTTAGGTGCTATGTTTATATCAACACTAGAATATAAATCAAATCCAGCATCATCATTATGAGCTTTTGTGGGTATTTTAGCATTACTATTTAGTAATGATACCTGTATATAATCCATAAACTTTGTACAACTCATAGACTAAAACCTCCTAAGTCAACTTCTTCTAAATCGTTCTTACTAGCACCAATTTTATATGAAGTAATTTCATGTTCTTGTGGTGCAACTTGTACAGATTCACTATTCATCCAAGGATCAGTCCATCCAGCTATTGGATTTTTATATCCTTTTTCGTATGGCAATCCTATATTCTTACGCCTAGTCATGCACAACCAATCTATATATTCACACATTACCCTGTCATTTAATCCTATAATTGAGCCATCTTTAAACAGGTACTGTGACCAAGCTTTTTCTTCCGCAGCAGCAGAATCAAACATTTTACAAGCCTCCTCTTCGCACTCGGAAGCTATTTCGACAAAACCTTCTTCTGGAACAGTCCTCAAAATCTTAATTATTTCTTGGGTATTATATAGATGCAAAGCCTCATCTCTCTTAATAAGTTTGATGATATCTGCATTGCCTATCATCTTTTTATTTTCCGCAAAGGCAAACGCACAAATAAATGAGACATAAAAACGAATTGCTTCTAATATATTTACACTAATTAAGGTTAAGTATATCTGTTTTTTAAGATCTTTTTTCTTTGTGGAATTACCAAGCTCCCTAAGAGCATTATACTCCTTAATTGCTACATCTGCCCTTTTTAAGATCTCTTTATCGGTAAGACAACTATCTAGAATCTCGCTAGGATCGCTATACACATTTTTGATGATATACGTATAACTATAACTATGGATTTGCTCAAAAAATTGCCACACGTTCATACATGCTTCTAATTCTGGATTAGAAACATAATTTACTAAAGTTGGAACTCCACGACATATCACAGAATCCATCATTGTTTGATATTTTAGATTCGACGTAAAAATGAATCTTTCGTTTGGACTCATAATACTGTCATTCTTAAAATCGTTTCGATCCTTTTTTAATTCTATTTCTTCTGGCCTCCAGAAAAATTCTAGCTGTTTCTTATATAGATCAAAAAAGACAGGATATTTAAACTTATCATATCGCTGTAATGATAGATCTTCACCTAAAAATATAGGTTGATTTAGATAATTGACGTTCTTTTTATTTAGTATTGTTTGCATATTATATTGAATACCTCAGAATATTTTTTGCGTTTTCTTGTACGAACATCATTGGCCTATTTTCTATGCTATACCAATCTGCATCTTTATTTACACCCATATGCTCTAAAATAGTCCATTTTAAATCTTCTGGTTCAAATGGATGGTCTACTGGCCTTTCTCCATTACTATCAGAGGCACCAATTACTCTATTCATTTCATATGTATCACAAGCTAGTAATAGTGGAACTAGATGCGGCCAATGATCTCTACCAGCATCTTTATTGATTTTTGGAGTTCTTCCAAAGTCACCACTCATTACTAATAGATTTTTATAGTTGATATTTCTTTGCTCCGCTGAATTAAAGTACATGGACAATACATGATCTAATGCCGGTACTTTACTTTTTAGACCGTTTAGTATGTTATCATGCATATCCCATCCGCCGTAATTAATTGTAACAAATTTTACACCGGCCTCTATAAGTCTAATAGCAGTAAGCATATCTTTGCCAAGTTGGCTATCTTTGTAGTTAGCAAAGTCTTTATCTTTTTCTATTAGGAAAGCTTCACTAGCTTTTCCTACTAATACGTCTACAGCCTGACTTCTTAATTCAAGCCAAGCGTTAGCATTACGATCATCCGGTATTGGGCTATGCTTTTCAAGTACCTCTAACATCTTCATTCTATCTTTGAACTTCTTCTCATTTTTCATAAACAGATCATCTACACCTTCTCTACTAGCAGTATAGCCCATGTATTTAGTACCCATCCATGCGGCACCATCGTATTGAATTGTATTTAACTTGATATAGGAAGGTAGACCATTTTTTATATTCGTCCCATATTGTCCAGAAATAACACTACCAAAACTGGGCCACTTGGGTGGACTATTTGGAGTGGTTCTTTCTCCTGTTAACATCCAATGTGTTGCACTTTCATGGTTTGGATCAGAGTGGTGGAAGCTATTTACTACCGTCATCTTGTTTGTTTGATTTGCTATTTTATCCCACATACCACCAATTGCAAATCCGGGTATTTTAGTGTGTATATTACCAGTAATAGATTTTCTATCAGATGGGGCTAATGGCAGTGGATTAAATGTTTCAATGTGTGTTGGTCCACCGCTAAGATATAGGTATATAACGCTATTATCATTGGAGGTAAATTTTGGATCATTGTTATAGTTGATAGAAAAACTGATATTATTCATAGTTGCTGTTATGCCAGCAACGCCTGTCGATAGTAAGAAGTTTCTACGTTTCATATTGCACACGCTCCACTTTCACAGTTGTTAGATAATTCTTTTTCTGTATCTCCATCAGAATCTGGAGTGTTACAGTAATAGAAATTTTTGATGCCGTATTTATAACCATATATTTGATCTTTAATCAACGTGCTTAGTGGAATATTTCCATCTTGATAATGTGAATAATTGTAGTATAGATTTACGCTAATGCTCATGTCAACAAACTTTTGCAGTACAGCACAAATATTTAATATAGCTTTGTTGTCTTGCATTTCCCACGCTAAAGTGTAAAAATTCTTTCTGGAACTATAATTTGGAACCAACTGTTTAAGTACACCGTTCTTAGCTTTCTTATATGAAATTAAGTTACGTACAGGTTCAATTCCATTTGTACTATTTTGAATAACACTAGATGACTCGCATGGCATAATAGCCGTAAGAGTGGAGTGTCTCAGACCGTGTTGTGCTATTCTGTTTCGCAAACCCTCCCAATCCATAGTATACTCTGGACTGACTAGCTCGTCAACTGTTTTTTTGTACCAATCAATAGGTAAAAGTTTATGAGAATATTTTGTTTCGTTAAACTTATTACACGGTCCTAGTTGTTCTGCCAGTTTGCACGACTCATTAAGTAAATACCATTGTATTTTTTCCATAGCTGTATGTACAAACTTTAAAGTTGCAGGATCATCATACTTTAGTTTATTTTTAGCTAGATATCCAGCAAAATTTGTAATTCCTATACCTAGAGATCTCCTATTCTTAGTAAAGTTTTCCCCAGCTAATACTGGATAATCTTGATAATCAATAATGGATTCTAAAGTCTTAACAGTTATAGAACAAGCCTTTTCAATATCTTGATCGGAGTGTAGTTCTAGTAGATTTAAGGCTGATAATATGCAGATTCCAATTTCTCCATCCTTATCTGCTATATCATGAATAGGCTTTGTTGGATGTATAATTTCTTGACATAGATTACTCATATAAACTGGTACAGACCAAGAACCATGTTCGTTAGCATTATCAATGTTCATCACATATATTCTACCAGTTTCGAGTCTTTCTTTAGCAAATATTTCTGCTAGTTTTCGTGCATTGATTTTCTTTTTTATTTTTATCGATCTGTGATTTTCATACTTCTCATATAATCTCTTAAATGTTTCATAATCATCACCCATTGCAGAATAAAGTCCATCGGTTTCTTCTGGACTCATTAAAGTTATATCTTGATTATTAATTAGCCGTTCGTAGAATAGCTTATTAAATTGCACAGAATAATCTAGCTTTCTAACTCTGTTATCGTCAGTTCCGGCATTATTCTTTAAAGACACAACGTCTTCTATCTCGTAATGCCAGAAGGGGATATGCACAGTGGCAGAACCACCACGAATACCATTTTGACTAGTTGCTTTTACTGTGGATTCAAATATTTTGAGATAAGGAATTAAGCCCGTGTGTATTACTTCGCCACCACGTATACTAGAATTGATAGGTCTAATTCTTCCAATATTTAATCCGATGCCAGCCCTTCTTGCAGTATACTTACCAACAGCGTGTACGCTAGCAAAAATAGAGTTTAAATCGTCCTCTACATCGACTAGAACACAACTGGCAAACTGTTTTATTTTGGTTCTTACACCGGCCATGATTGGTGTAGGTAGATTTATTTTGTGTGTAGAGAAGTATTCATACGCTTCTAATACTTCTGAAACTGTGTGAAATAATGATAGTGCTATACACATGTAGGCAAATTGTGGAGTTTCATAAATTTTACCTGTACTCCTATTTTTTACAAGATATTTGTCAATCATTTGTTGCAAACCGGCATATGTAAATAAATAATCTCGATTATGGTCTAGGTGTTTTTCTATTTCTTCTATATCATCCTTCGTCCACTTAGTAAAAAGATTTTTATCATACACTTCTTCTTGGGCGTTTTTACATATATGATCATACAAAGATGGTGGAGAATCATGCCTTTCCCACAGGTCTTTACGAAGAGACATATTTAATAAACGAGAGGCAACATATTGATAATTAGGACATGTTTTAGAAGTTAAATCATTGGCAGATTTAATTAAAATTTGATGTATTTCTTTAGTACTTATACCATCATGTAAAGATAGGTGAGCGTTCATCTCTATGTCGGAAAAAGAAACATTAGCTATATCATAAGTGGCCCATTCTAAAACTTTGTGTATTTTCTCCACATTGTATTCTTCAACTTCGCCACTGCGTTTCTTGACCAACATATATATTGCTCCTATAATGTGTAAGTAAATATCTGAAATCAGCTAGTTAACTTTTTAAATATCTTCTCAATAATCCATTTCAATATTATTGGTAATATCACATATATTACTATAAAGCTGATTACAACTGATCCATGATTTTGTTTGTATTCTGTAATAACATTATCTTTTACGAAACGATAGCAGTCATTTTTTAAACGCTTATTGGAAAATTCTGAACGCTGCACTCCAGACGCACAGCACATTGTAACCCATTCATCGGCATAACGCAAGCACTGATTTGCAATTTTTCTACGCTCCTCATCGTCATAAACTTCGTTGATTTCTGACTTGATGTCATTAAAATTTATGCCATAATTAAAGAAAGTAACACCATCAACATCTTCCGTATACTTAAATTTCAAATCTGGAAAGTACTTAATTCTTATAATTCCGCCATCATTACCAAGGATTATTTCTTGGATAGATGCGGATATAGTGATAAGTTTTTTCCAACTAATAATTGGTAGTTTATTAACAAATTTGAGAGATATTTTGTCACCATCAACAGTACCAAAAGTCATGTTCAATGGCTGTGGTAGTTTTATAGAGAAGTCTTTAAATGAATATCCAGAATTAGAAAATATTTCATCTAGCGTTTTTTTTATATCTCTAATAGGTAATGTTATCATTGAATTAGACTCCAAGCAAGACCTCCAAAAGTATTATGTAATTGTACTTTTTCATCTTCGCTTAGAATATGATTTTTGTCTCCCAAAATATCTACAAACATTTTAGTTAATTCTACATCCAGATTATTGTATTTATCTTTCATCGTTTCACCAAAATAATATGCGGCTGCTTTAACGTAAATGTCATTTAGCTTTTGTGTGTCTGTGTTATAACCCTTTAGCCTTTTACTAAAACAATAGTTAAATACGGCTAATTTAATTCTATCTTCTCTGTTGGTAACAATTAAGTTAATCGCATTGACTTTATTTAGTATATCTTGATCTGGCTTATTAACATCAAGATTGATAGAAGGTTGTGGAGTTGGTAAAGGAAGTATAGGTAATTTAATAGCAGGAAATATAGCAATTATAATAGCTAATACCGCTATAATGTTAGCAAATTTTTTATTCATCATTAGGCGACCTATCATTTAATAGTGGAAACACTTCGTCTAATTTATTACTTGCGTCTATAAATCCATGTTTTTCACAAGCTTCTTTAAGCTTATACCATAAATTAACCATGTTTAAAAATTCTTTTTCATTAGTTGTGTTTTCTGAGACTGTTTTACGAAATAGTAATCTTGATAAAACATATGTTATATCAACATTTACAAATAAAAGAAGTAGCAGCCCTGCTAGTAGTAATCCTATCCTTGTGTAAAAATCTAGTTCCATTTGTTACCTCTTTAAAATATTCATCGTTTTTGAGTGATACGGGCATTGTGTTTGATGTCCATCGCCATGTGTAATTACACCACTTCCTTTGCATGGGCATTTACTAATATCTGGATCTGGCCTAACAATATCATCTGGTTTTATATTTAACAATTCCTTTTCAGCCTTATCAAATGCCGCATTTGCTTCTTCTACCATTGGTGTAACATTGCTAAACGCAACATCAATATCACAAGAATATTGAGTAGAACAACCAGTTATTAAAAAGCATAATGCACAATAAAAACTATATCTCATGGAGAACCCCCATCAACGGCATTGTAATATGATATTTTATCAAATCTAGATGTATACTTATCTTCTAATTGGTCATAGGTTAAACTTACATCAAAATTAACAAAATTACTATCTGTGCTTGTGCTAATTGTGTGATATTCACCTGTTGCGAAACACGACGTTACAAAAACACCGTTTCTTATGGTTTCTGAACTTGTTACATTTTGAACAACATCTGTTGTAGATACTGGCATGATTATTTCCTTTTAGGTTGGGTTTATAAATATTTATTTACTATCTATAGTAGCTTACATGTTAAAAGTTTAACAATTTTTAAACAGGTTTGTTTAACCTTTTAGTTAATTTAATTATTCGTTCTGTAATGACTCCCATAATTCAATATCTATTGCATATATTTCACGAACTCTATTTTCTTGTTCTGTTGTTAAAACGGGCTTATTTTCACTAGCATCCAAATGTGGTAATGGCACGGTAATCCCAAGCCAATCTGCACAGTCTTGTAGTTGCGTTTCAAATAAAAATGCTCTGTCATAATTTGTAATATGGCAGAACTCACAACCGTATATTGGATTTTCTAATTGTTCTTCAACTGTTCTATTTCTATGAGCCACCATAGATCGAAATCTTTCAATTGGATTTCTAACAATAACACATTTTTGACCATTGTCTTGGCTAATTGGATAAAAATAAGCAGGATGATATGAATCTGTTATTTCTATATCTGGATAA